TAGGGCAGTCCGGGAGTCTGCGATTGCTTGCAACTTATGCGGAGAAGGAAAAAAAGAAAATGACCCATTTGAAGCCGACCACGTAATTCCTGCCAGCTCGGGAGATACTGGACAACTCCTTCCAGCTCATATAAGCTGTAATAGACGAAGAAGCAACAAACCCTTAGATAGATAACGCCCACCTGCTCATAAGACCCCCCGTGGCAGTAACCGGGGACGGGCTATTTTTTTAGCAATCGCTATCTAAAATACCCCGACCGCAGTTCTGTGTAAACACCCGCGTAATTATTTGGTTTTCCGGTGCTACGCTAGAAGCCTAGAAAGGCGCAAGATTGAAAATCGAAACCCTACAAATCAAAGACCTAACGCCCGACCCGGCTAACGCTAGGCAACACGACGAAAAGAACCTAAAAGCGATTCAAGGTTCGCTGAATCAGTTCGGGCAACGCAAGCCAATCGTCATAACCGAAGCGGGCGTAATTGTTGCGGGGAACGGAACCGTCGAAGCAGCGAAGCGTTTGGGCTGGTTGAAGATTGACGCCGTTCGAGTCCCGGGCGATTGGACACCGGAGCAGACCAAAGCTTTCGCACTCGCAGATAACCGAACTGCCGAACTAGCCGCTTGGAGTCCCGAAGTTCTTTCGGCGCAGTTGCTAGAACTTGAAGAAGCTGGTTTCGTTATCGAGGAATTCGGATTCGAGAAAATCGAAGAAGAATCAAATCTCAAAGCGGACGACGCAGAACCAATCCAAACTGAAAAGCTAGAACGGCGAGTAAATCTTGCGGACGTTTGGCAACTAGGAAATCACCGCTTGGTATGCGGCGACTCTAACGACCAATCCGTAATCGACAAGTTGTTAGAAGGAAAAAAATTAGACGCAATTATCCAAGACCCTCCTTACGGAGTTCTTGCGGTTGAATGGGACAGACCACTATCTCAAACAGACCTAGATATCGCACTAGCCAATTCAAACGGCCCGGTCTTTATGTTCAACGCAACAAAGCCAAATCTCTTCGCGGGCGTTCTCTCTCTAGAGCCACAAGCCGACCGAATTATGGTCTGGCGAATGACTTCGGGAATCACGGGTAAAGGCGGACTCTTCTGGACGTGGCAACCCGTCTTCGTATGGAACGCAACTAGAAAGCTAATCGGTTGGGACTCAATCGAGTTCGAAAGTGCCGCACCGGATAGAACGGGGCAACACCTAACCCAAAAGCCTATCGGCTTGATAAGGAAATACATTAGTTCGATTCCTGAGTTGGAAACTGTAGGGGACTTTTTCTTGGGTTCCGGAACAACGTTGTTAGCGGCAGAGCTGGAAGGCAAGTCTTGTTATGGCGTGGAATACTCTCCTGAGTATTGCGACGTGATTCTTGACCGCTGGGAGAAAATGACCGAACGAACAGCGAAGCTACTTTCCAAGCCCCTCTAGGGGATTGGGAGAAATCTAAAAAAATTTTTAAGTTTGCGGAGAAAGCATAATGCCAGCGGGACGACCTACTAAACCAGCCGAGATAAAGCGATTGACTGGCAATCCCGGCAAGCGCGCCCTGCCCGAGCAATCGGCAATAATGCTAATCCCGAAAGCAAGCGAAACTCCAGAACCCGCACGTCCACTTCTCAAATACGGCCAAGAGCTTTGGGACAGGGTTTGGAAGTCCGGCATAAATTGGATATCTCCAAACACCGACCTAGAAATTCTTCTTATGACTTGCGAGCTAATTGACGAACGCTGGAATCTCCGAGTGCGTGTAATGACAGACAACAACCCGAAAGACCGCCGGGGACTTCGAGAGCTTGACAAACAAATCGTTTCCAACTTAGGGCTTCTTGGATTCACTCCGTCCGACCGCTCCCGGCTAGGCGTAGCCGAAGTAAAGAAAATGAGCAAGCTGGAAGAGCTAATCTCAAAGAAGGCTAACCGTGAATAGTTGGCCCCCGCTATGGCTAACTCCAGTTCCGAAGAAAGCTATCGAACAAGGCGACGGAGAAATAGTAATTGAGTTCTCGGAAACCTTTGGGACAATCGGTAAAGACGGAATCGCTGGAAAGGTTGGCGACGCTCTAAAGCTACGCGACTGGCAGAAAGAACTAATCCGTCACGTCTATGCCCGCGACGAAAACGGCGGCCTTATTGCGAAAACTTGCCTAATCGGGGAACCGCGCAAAAATGGCAAGAGCGCGCTCGCTTCAGTTAGCTTTGGACTCTATTCTCTTCTCGCTGAAGGAATAGACGGCGGGGAAGTTTATTCAATCGCCGCTGAAAAAGAACAGGCTCGAATTGTATTCGGTGAAGCTAAGAGGATTGTCGAGTCTACGGAACTAAGCGAAATGGTCAAGGTCTACCGGGACGCATTATTCGTTCCGGCAACTAACTCCGTCTATCGTGTTCTTTCCGCCGAGAGTTTTTCCAAAGAAGGATACAATCCGCATAGGGTAATCGCCGACGAATTACACGCGCACAAAGACCGCTCACTTTTTGACGTTATGAGTTTGGCTATGGGAAACCGTGGAAGTATTGCTCAGCTAATCGCAATCACAACCGCTGGAGTAAAAAAGGATATGACAGGTGGCGACTCTATCGCTTACAACTTGTTCCAGTATGGGCAGAAGGTTTCGCGCGGAGAAATAAAAGACCAGTCTTTCTTTATGGCTTGGTGGGCAGCACCGGACGAAGCCGACCACCGCGACCCGAAAGTTTGGGAGCAAGCTAACCCGGGCTTTGACGATTTGGTAGATAAGGCAGACTTCGAGAGCGCAGTCAAGCGAACACCCGAAGCGGAGTTTAGAACTAAGCGACTAAACCAATGGGTATCTTCCCAGACCGCTTGGCTCCCGGCTGGAACTTGGGACGAACTGAAAAGCGAACGGGAACCTAGCCCCGACGACGAAATCATTCTCGGGTTTGACGGCTCATTCTCCGGGGACTGTACCGTTCTAGTTGCTTGCGTAATCCCAAAGACCGAAGAAGACAAACCTTTCCTTTGGCTAGTCAAGGAATGGGAAAAAGACCTAACAATCCACGACGACCTATGGCGCGTAGATATTCAAGAAGTCGAAGAAACGATTATGAACTTTATTCAGAAATACCCGAAGACCCGAGAAGTAGCTTGCGACCCTTTCCGCTGGCAACGCTCTATGGAAGTCCTAGCTGACCGTGGCGTTCCAATCGTCGAGTGGCCTTCGACTTCACCGAAGCGAATGGTTCAAGCTTGCGCTAAGTTCTATGACGCAGTCACCGGGGGAACCGTAGAACACGACGGAAGCCCAGTTCTATCAAGGCACTTAGATAACGCGGTGACAAAGATAGACAACTTGGGAATCCGTATCGTAAAAGAGAACCGTCATTCTCCCCGCAAGATTGACGCAGCGGTAGCCGCAGTAATCGCCTTCGATAGAGCAGTTAGCAGTAGAATAGAAGAAATGGTTCCCGACTTCTTTTTCTAAGGGTGAATAATGGCAACAGTAATTCAAGTAATCGGAACCGCGCTAGTCGTTGCGGGAATTGCTCTAATCTCGATTCCCGTTTCACTTATTGTCGCTGGAACAGCGGCGGTCTTATTTGGAATTGCTATGGAGCGTAACTAATGTTGAATAACCTTTTTGAGAAAAGGGCAATAAGCTTTCAAACCCTATGGGGAGCTGGCGAAGACCTAACCGACCTGAATCAGTCTGGAACGGTTATCAACTCAGAAACCGCATTCAAGATTACGGCGATTTGGTCTGCGGTATCTCTAATCTCAGACACAATCTCGACCCTACCCCTAGACGCTTACATTCGACGCGACGGCGCACGCGGGCCGTTCCGTCCGAAACCAGCTTGGGTTTCTAAACCAGACCTAGACCAACAGCCTTCCGCATTCTGGCAGTCGGTTATCGTTTCTCTTCTCATAGACGGAAACGCATTTATACGCGTCTTCCGCTCGGGCGGTCAAGTTGTGAATCTAGTTCCACTAAACCCACACAAGGTACAGATTAGACGCAACGGTATCGGACGCGTAATGTTCGAAGTTCAAGGAGAAAAAACTCTTCTTAGCTCCGAAGACGTTATCTTTATTTCTGACCTAGTTCGCCCGGGTGAGATTCGGGGAATGGCTAGAGTCGAAGCTCTCAAAGATAACTTCGGTTTGTCTATGGCTTTGGAATCTTACGCAGCTCGCTTCTTTAGCAACAGCGCAACCCCGCAGGGAATCATTACCTTTCCGGGAAACCTAAACAGCGAACAGGCGGAAAATCTTCGCCGTGGATTTGACTCCGCTCACCGTGGACTAAAGCGTTCACACAAGACCGGAGTTCTATCCGGTGGCGCAGAATGGAAGCCAACCGCAGTAGACCCTGAGAATTCTCAGCTAGAAACTTCCCGTCGCCTATCGGTTGAAGACGTAGCCAGAGCATTCAACATTCCAAACCATATGCTAGGCGTTCAAGGTTCGACCGCTTACGCTTCGGTGGAACAAGACTCTATCTTCTTCGTTCAACACACGCTTCGCCCAATCGTAACCAAGCTAGAGGTAGCATTCAGCCCGCTTCTAAACGAAGTCCCGGGCGGAGAAAACGCATTCTTGAAATTCAGTTTGGACGGATTACTTCGCGGAGATTCTCAGGCCCGAGCTAACTCTTACTCAATCGGACTTCAGGCGGGTTATTACACCGTGAACGATATCCGCAGATTCGAAGACCTTACCCCTATGACCGAAACCGTAGCGGACGAAGTTCGAGTTCCACTAGCTAACGTAGCTATCGCAGATTCTAGAATCTCTACCGACGACAAGAAGGTAGCTATGGCGCAGAAGCTAGTTCTAGCAGGATACGACCCGAAGGCAGTTCTCGAAGCTCTCGGACTTCCAGCTATTCCACACACCGGAATTCCAAGCACTCAACTTCAAGCCGTCGCCCAAATTGACCCGGCTAATCCGCAAGGCGTTTACGAGGTTCAGTAATGATTCTTACAAATCTCTACACGATTGGAACGACTAGACAAGAAGTAGTCGGGCCAGCTACTCAAAGACAAGTTGTTCACCTTCATAATCAAATGAAATCGGGGAATCACTATATACATATTGGTAATGAAAATGTAACGACTACAAACAGCATTCACCTAGATACAGCCGAATCAAAAACGATAACGCTAGAGCCATTAGACAGTCTTTGGGCAGTTGCCACCGCAGCCGGACAAGACTTAGGCGTTCTAATAGTTAGGCAGAGCCAATAGTGCCGTATTACATAACCGACAAATCCGCAGACTGCCCAGCTTGGAGCGTCATCAAAGAATCCGGGGAAGTTCTTGCTTGCCACGACACTAAAGAATCGGCGATTGAACAAGCTATCGCAGTATCCATAGCGGAAGAAATCGAATTCGTTGGAGAGCGCGCAGCCGTCGGAGAACTAAAGATTGGCAATTGGGTAACTTGGAACATTAGAAACCCGAACGTTCTTGCTCAGGTCGTACTGATAGAAGGCGAACTAGCTGGGCTAGAAGTCTACGAATTAGAAGACGAAACCTATCACTCGACCGAACGACTAATGATTATGAACGTCTTCAAGCTTCAGCGAATCCCAATGCCGGATAGAATTTCTGCGGAAGTAGAAGACGCAGAAGAACAAGAAGAAGACGAAGGCGAAGAAAACCTTCCAGACAACTATCGCCCGGCACTAGCTCCAGACGTTCCAGAAGGTCGAGCTTGCGGAAATTGCTTCTTCTTCAACGAAGCAAGACTAAACGACGACGGCGATAAAGCTTGGTGCGAGCGTTGGGACGCATTCGTAGACGGTGGATATTACTGTAATGCTTGGCAACCTAACGAAGAAGATAGAGCAGCGCCCGACGCATTAGAAGTTGGAGATTCGGTTTCTTGGAATTCTTCTGGCGGAAGAGCGCGTGGCGTAATCGAAAGAATCGAACGTGACGGAAGAATAAACGTCCCGAATAGCGACTTTACAATTACTGGAACCGAAGACGACCCCGCCGCTTTGATTCGTGTTTACCGTCCGGGCGCAGAAGGATTAGAAGCTACCGATACTCTAGTTGCTCATAAATTCAGCACTCTAACAAAGATTCAAGAGCTAGACGAAAATCGCGCGGTAAACCTAACCGCTCCCGCTTATATGAGAGCAGCGGCCCGCCGTGGACTTGAATACTACGCAGAAGGTTTAGCCGGGGACGGGCTTGTAGATAGAACTGTTAGAGAAGCCCGCGCTATGGCGGAAGGAAACGTAACCGCCGATAAGTGGGTTCGTATCGCTGCGTGGATTGCTAGACACTTAGGCGACTTAGATTCTCCGGACGCAAATCCTTCTTCACCGAATTATCCTTCCGCCGGAGTTGTCGCTCACCTTCTTTGGGGAAGTGGCCCTAGCAAATCTTCAGCTAACCGCGCTATGAAATATGCGCAAGGCGTGGTTGCTAGACTAGAGGAAGAAAATCGCGCAAGCATAAGTCAGGAAAGCGAACAAATGGCAAAGATTGAAAAGCGAACTAACGAAGTCCAGTTCGAACTGAGAGCCGTCGAGGGTGGCGACGGAATGACTTTTACCGGATACGCCGCAGTCTTCAACTCCCCAAGCGAACCACTTCCGTTTATCGAGCGTATCGCGCCCGGAGCATTCAAGCGTTCACTAAAGGCTCGAAACGATATCAAGCTTCTATGGAACCACGACACAGGAAGCGTTCTAGGTTCTACCCGGGCTGGAACTCTAAAGCTTGAAGAAGATAACTACGGACTACGCGTTACCGCTATTCTTCCAGACACAAATCTAGGACGCGATGTTCGAACCCTAGTCCAGCGCGGCGACGTAAACGCTATGAGTTTTGGCTTCTCAGTTCCAGCGGGCGGAGATTCTTGGAACGCCGAGGGAACAGAAAGAACTCTAAAGTCTGTCAGAATTTTTGAAGTAAGTGTTGTTGCCTACCCCGCATATAGTTCCACCGCGGGAACCGCAGCCGTTCGTTCATTCGACGGAGTAGCCAAACGCGCAGAGGTAGACGCTGACCAACTAGCAGACGCTATGCTGGCAATCGAAGACGGCAAGGACTTATCTCTAGAGCAGTCCGAGCTTCTAACAAAGGTAATCCAGCGACTAACTCCACAAGAAGAAGCCGAAGCTGAAGCTAATTCCGAAGAGCTAACCGCGCTGGAACTAAAGAAAAAGAAATTTGAACTCCTAATGAAGAGGCTATAAATGGCAAGCAAAGACGCAATCAAAGAAGCAATTCTAAAATCTTCAGGTAATCCCGAATATGGAATAGTTGTTGATAATGTAGAAGCTTGGGCGCAAGCAATCTGGGAGCTAGACAACGCAGCTCCAGCTAAAGAAGTTCGCGTCACAGAGGCTAAAGAAACCCGATAAGGGCCGTCGAGGATTTCCCCCTTTCTCTCGACACGCAACCCCGCCGTATTCCTTTCCGGCGGGGTTGCTCTTTACCCGGATTGGTAGAATATAAACAGCGGGTCGAGTCAGCTCCCCGTTGTATCCGTTCGAGTTAGCTTGACGGGAATCCATAATCATAAATCAAACAAGGAGTAACAACTATGTCAGACTTTCTAAAGTCGCAGGTTGAAGCCCGCAACAACCTAATCGAACAGGCTCGTTCAGTAATCGAGTCAGCCGAAGCGGACAAGCGCGGACTAACCGTAGATGACCAAGCAACAATCGAGCGTATCGAGAACGAAATTTCTCAGCGCGACGCAGCTATTGACACCGCTAAGAAGATGGAAGAACGTGAAGCTCGCGCAGTAGACGCAGCTCGCAACTCTTTCATTCCTTCTAACGAAGTTCGTGGCGACGCAGAAATTCTTCGCGCAATCGCAAACGGAGAAATGCGTTCACACACATTCGCACCAGAGAAGAGAACCCTTGTTCCTTCGGACAACCTAGTTCCTAAATCTTTCTACGACGAAGTTTTCAGCGTGGCGAGAATGGCGGGGCCTATGCTTACCGTTTCTCAGGTAATCAATACTTCGGGCGGAGATACTCTAACAATTCCGACTCTAACCGGATATTCAACCGCAACAATCAAGAGTGCTGGTTCAGCTATCGCAGACAGCGAGCCAACATTCTCAAACATTCAGCTATCCGCATTCAAATATTCCTTCCTAGTCCCAGTAGCAAACGAACTTCTAGTTGACTCTTCACTAGACATTTCTGCGCTAATCGCGGAGCAGGCCGGAAACGCAATTGGTTTCGGAATCAACACCGGACTAACTGTTGGAACTGGAACTGTAGAGCCAACCGGTATCTTCACAACCGGAGCTTCAGCGGTAACTGGTGGAACCGGAGTATCCGGCGCACCAACTTACGAGAACCTAGTTGACCTTCTATACACACTAGACGGACAGGCTCGCTTGCTTCCGGGTGTTGGTTGGTTGATGAACAAGACTGGTCTTGCGGCAGTTCGCAAAATCAAGGACGGTTCTGGAGCGTTTATCTGGACAGCTGGAAATATCGCACAGGGTCAGCCAGACCAGCTACTCGGTTACCCAGTGTACGAGAACCCGGCCGCAACAAACGTGGCCGTGAACAACTTCTCAATCGGTGTAGGCCACTTGCCGTCGCTGAAGACAAGAATTGCCGGCGGTGTACAGGTGGCTCAGTCCGCAGATTACGCATTCAACGCGGACGTAACCACGTTCCGTGTTACCGCTCGCGTTGACTCGAAGTTGACACACGCAAGCCACTTCGTTAAGTTCCGCGGAGGCGCAAGCTAAGCCAAAAGCATTAGCTAACAGACTGGAGAGGTCGCCGGACGGTAGGGTTTCGGCGGCCTTTCCTTTTGTCTTTTTGACCTGATAATGTTTTTCTATGAACCCTGCAAAATCAAAGAACCCTGCTAACCGCGAACAGTTCAACGGAACGGTTACGCTCTATTCCAATTCTCCCGACCAACCGACGGGCTATGGCCAGCAAGCCCGCTACCTAGTAGACCGCCTAAAACGTCACGGCTTCGACGTCGCTGCTCTTTCTAACTACGGACTAGAGGGAATCAAGCGCGAGCTAGAAACGCCTTACGGAAAGATTCCACACTTCGCCCGGGGCTTCGATATGTATTCGAACGATTCCGCTCCGATAGACCACAAGACCTTTTCAGCTTCTAAGCCAAAACAACCAAACGCTATGATTACGCTTTATGACGTTTGGGTTCTTACTAACCCGGCATTCAACGACATAGACATTCTAAGTTGGGTTCCACTCGACCACATAACGCTACCGCCTAGAGTCGAAGAGTTTCTAAAAAAAGAAAGAGTGACTCCGGTTGCTATGGCTCCGCACGGAGTTAGGCAAATGGAAGCTAAAGGTATTGAGTGTAAATACGCACCGCACGGAATAGACACGAAAGTTCTAAAGCCCACCTTCGAAATAAACGGGCAGTCGGTAGAAGAACATATGGGAACTAAAGACCGTTTCGTTGTTGGAATGGTTGCGGCAAATAAAAGCTCGGGCCTAGTTCACCGCAAAGCTTTCTCAGAAAATTTACTCGCGTTCTCAATCTTCCAGAAGAAGCACCCGGACGTTATGCTCTATCTTCACACAGACCCAGTTTCTAAAGGGATTGGCTGGAATCTTGTTTCGCTTCTTCAAAGCTTGGGCGTAGATAAAAACGACGTGGCGTTTCCAAATCCGTTTAGTTATCGGTATGGAATCCCGCAGGAAACTCTCGCTGGATACTATACGGGAATGGACGTTCTTCTTGCGACGTCTTACGGCGAAGGCTTCGGAGTCCCGTCGGTTGAAGCGCAAGCTTGTGGAACCCGCGTGGTCGGTTCATCTTGGGCAGCGACTCCCGACCTTCTTTCTGAAGATTCTTTCTTAGTAGAGGGCCAGCCTTCTTGGGATTCCGGGCAGGACGCGTGGTGGCAGGTTCCGAACGTGCCTTCAATCGTTGCCGCGCTCGAAGAAGCTTACAAGCTAGGCAAGGGCCGTTCGCAGGTAGCAATCGACTTCGCTTCAGACTTTGACGTTGACAAGGTTTGGACGAAGTATTGGTTGCCAATTCTCCGGGAGAAATTCGCCTAATGATTCCAGTTCTAGGCTTCGCCGTTTACAGTCAATTCGACAAGGCAGATAGATTACTAGCTTCAATAGATTACCCGGTTAGGCATTTGGTAATCGTAGACAATTCTGGACTGAAGACTTGGGAACCGAAGCAACCGGAGCAAGTCAAGAATCTATGGCTCATAAGAGTTCCCTACGGACTCGGGCTTGTAGGTGCTTGGAATCTCATAATCAAATCGACACCTTACGCGCCTTACTGGGTTCTAGTAAACGACGACGCTTGGTTTGAACCCGGGGCATTACAGACAATCGCGGAACAAGCTGACCCGGACGCTCTAAACTTCGTAGACATTATCCCTGAATGGGCTTGCCTAGTATTTGGAGAAGGAGCAATCGCTAAAGCCGGACTCTATGACGAA